GTATTAAAGAATGTTATGCTGCCTTTAAAATCTGAAGACTGATAATCAACATCAAGTAATCTTTGATACCAGCGATCATCTGTAACTAAGTAATATGCTGGAGGGGTTGGTAAAAATGCATTTGCATTTAATGATTGAGGTTTAATTAATGCTCCAGTTTGTGTAGAAACTGCTGCATCAGTTATTCTTGCTGTAGCAATCATTGGATTTCCAAAACCAACTCCAATAATAAATGGATGTGAATCTTGTCCCATATCAGCATCCGCATTCATATGCGCTGCACCATGTGTTATTCCAGCAGATATATATGGCGGATCTAATAGTGCTGATGCAGTTAATGCAGTTGCATTAATTGTTTTATTTTTAATTGTTGTTACAGCAGAAGGATTTACAATTGTTCCAAAAGCTGTTAAAGCTGTTGCAAATATAGTACCAGCTTTCGGAATAGATGCTGTGGCAGTCATTGGTGTTGCTGCATAAGTATTTGATTGCTGAATATATCTTAATGCATCAAATGTATTATAGTGGTGAGTAATTTCAGATGAAGATAAAAATTTGCCATTATAAACACTTGAATATAATGCAATAAAGTCAATTGATAAACCTGAATCTGCACCAACATTAAATGAAGTGCTATTAGCAAAGTTATTTCCAGATCCTGTATTTTTATTTGCTGAAGTTTCTGTTACATTATTAACAGTTAAATATGTGTAGTCATCTGTTGGATTCCATTGAGCAACTACATGGTACCAGCGTCCTGGAACCAATGCTGTTGAGTGTGTTATATATCCAGCTGAAGAAAATCCTGCTTCTACATAGTTATTCCCACCAGAAGCATTAAGTTTAACTTCAACTCCACCACCAGACCATGATTTAACAAATACACTTTGTCCAGCAGAGTCTGTGGCTACATATGCTGGATAGTAGAATACAGTTTCAACAGATAATCCTTTTTCATGAGTAATATTCGAAGTTGTTGATTCTACAAATGTTATTTCATTTCCAACTGTATTTGTATTTGCAATTTCCCAAGAACCAGTTCCACCTGTTGCTGATCTTCCAGCTCTATATGTAGCACTATTTGATGGAGCACTAAATGTTCTTCCACCAGTCATTGCATCTCCAAGTACCTGAGTAATTGTTGAGTCTAATGTAAATACATATGATGCACGATCTCCAAGAGCTTCCGCAGCTAAAGTATTTGAATAAGGTGTTGCAGTTGTCATTAAAGCTGATGCTGTTGCAGTCTGAGCTGTATATCCACTATTTGCATAAGCTGCTACGTGATCTGAAACCAATGTAGCCATTTGTGTATTTGTGTATGAAGTTCCTTGATATAAAGCAGCAAAGTCTAATGTTCCATCAAAATAAGATGTAGCACCTGTTTGGCTATTTGATAAATATGAACCAATATTCCATTTACTACTTTCTCCAATATTACCAACTGTTGTATCTGAAGCAATTAATGATCCATCAATATATAATCTTAATCCAGTTGATCCGCTCATATAAGAAGCAACAACATGGTGCCAATTTCCATCACAATAGTTTCCACCAGAACTTACTCCTGAAGTTCCTCCAGCACCATTATTAGCATTTACATAAATATCTCCAGTAGGTCCAATTCCTACTTGAAAACAATCTCCAGAAGTTGATGTTCCTAAAAAGTCACCAAGATGCTGATAATTACCTGTTCCTGGAGCAGATGATTTTTTAAATACGAATTCTTGAATAAGACTGCTGGTTCCGCCAGAAAATGAGTCTGTATAAGATATAAATGCACGAGCATTGCTGCTAAGATCATATGATTTAGCACCAGTTAATGATGATGCATTTTGAGTAAATGTTCCATATGTTGTCATTGTTGATGAGGTTACACCTGAACCGTTTACTTTATCTGTTGCTGCTGTATCAAAGTTACATGCAACTCTAAGACCTGCGGTGGCTTGTGCTACTGTTAATAATGACATAAAAATAGGCTGCTGGCGTTAAGCCGCAGCCATTACTCCAATTCTGAAAGATTCTGGGTTAACTGATGAAATACTGTGTCCTGATATTGAAATAATTGGAGTAAAGGAGAGGTTGGAAATCTCTGGAGCAATAATTGTATGAGAAATAAGCTCGACAGAAATTTTGGACTCAACTAAACAAGCCTTTGCTTGCAGTGTGCCAACCTCTACCTTTACGTCCATGCGTATTTACCTTACGCTACTGTGATTCGAACAATACCAGTCGAATCCCATGTGATTGTGAAGTTACCGCTTGTTGAAGACTGGTCTGAACCAAAGTCTACATAGCCAATAAGTGGGCTTGTTGAAGCTGTACCTGTTGAATCATAAATAACTGCGTAACGTGCTGTGATTGTTGAAGATGACCAAGTGGTATCTGCAGCATCAAGAACAATTACGTTAGTTGCTGAATCGTAGGTTGCTGTCTTTGAAGCCAATGTTGCTCCACCAGCTGTATAGCCTGTACCTGTTACTTCGTATGAATTTACGTCGTTCCAGTAGTCATGAGCATCCTGATCTGGTGTATAAGAAGATGATACGAGAGCTACTTTAATAGTATCTGAATCGAAATCAACTTCCTTATTGAGAGCCTTTAGAAGGAAATTACCGTATAGTTTTGAAGCCATTTATAATTACCTCCTTAGTTCTTCTCAAGAATTGCGATGCCATCTCCGTCTGCACATTTGAATGCACGACGAGCACGAATCTTGAGTAGAACACCATCTGTATCAAACTTAGCATCACGAGAAACTTGTGATTCAATGCTTGAACGCTTGCCGTTAATTAGCATGTCTGTGTTAGCAAGGACGATCAGTTTGTTACCATCTGATCCGCCGTCAATTGAAGCACCAGCAGTTGCAGTAGGTGTTACCTGTGCACCAAATGAGTACTTAACTGGATATCCAAACAATGTAGGAGTTGTTCCACCTAGTGGATCCTGAACGATTGGTCGGTTATTGTTATCTACAAGACCACGAAGGTTTTGTGCAAATGATGGGTGAGCAATGAATACCATCTTTGATGGGTCAAACATTGGACCTGATTCAACCTGTGAAAGCATTGTGTTAAGGTGCTGGAATGTTAATGGACCATCAGTTTCCTGATAGTTTCCACCAGCTTGTGTAACTTTGCGATATACAGATGTGTAAGGAACAGTTGTTCCGTTTTCTGCTGCATCTACACCAAGGCATGCGTTGTCAAAACGACGTGCCCAGTTTGTTGCCCAAGAAGTCTTGAAGCGATTTAATACATCTACGAATGAGTCGTTAAGATCTTCTTCTGAGATGTGTAGGATCGATGCCCACTTACGTGCTTCAAGCACGATTGAGTCGATATAATTTTGTGTTTCTGGAATTTCGTTACCTTCAGCAACAACTCCAGGAGCGTCACCGTAGTAGCGAGGAACAAGCTTTGTGCTTGTAGTCATGTTCTCAACACGAGCTAATGCTTCGATTGCTGAGAATTGGTTAACTGCCTGAACAACTTGGGATGAGTGTTCTTCTGCAATATAACCATTACCGTCTCCTGCATTGAAGACCGATAAATCAATTCTTGCCATGTTTTTGGTTTCCTTTTCTATAAATGAATTTTTGTCTTGAAATTAATATAATCGTCCAATTATGTTAGTTGCAAGCCCAAACGTCCATTTAGATCTTGCCTAACGACAATTATATCAACTTATTGCTTTAATTTCTACCTAAAATCATTCTTGCCTGTATTTCAGAAGCCGTAACAGGTGCATCAACTGAAGACTGGCTTCCAGAATCTGCTTGGCCTCCTAATACAACTTTAGGGTCAAATAATTCTGGTAAATCTACTCTTAAAGAATCAATTTGATCCTGAAGTCCTACAACTTCAAAATCTTCTGTTAAATCAACTTCATCAAATTTAATATATTTAAGAAGTCTATCTGCATTTTTGATTCCTTTTTCAGATAAATATTTATTTACCTTTTCATCCATTAATTTTCTTTTAACAGCAGAGCTTTTTTCATTAAACTCTTTCATCTGAACTTCTAAAGCTTCTTTTTCCTCACGGAATTTTTTTGCGTCAGATTTTGCACGTTCTAATGCTGCTAAAACTGCAACTGGATCTTTTATTTCCGCAGAAACTGGTTCTTCAACCGTATTTTCTACTTCAATTTTTGTTTCTTGCATTTTATCTCCTAATCGTCCAATTAAGGATTATTCTTGCCAGGAACCTGTTTCCTGACCAAGAGCATTTGCTCTTTCTGCTGCTTGATTTTTCAAAGCATAATTATGTGAATTTACTATCTCAGATGTTGGAACTGGAGGCAAACCTTGTTGTGCTTGAGATTCATCAACAATTACTTTTGCAATATCTGCATCATATCCAGCTTCAAGAAGAATCTGATAAAGTCCAACTCCAACAGACTTCTTACGAACAGCAATGTCCCAGTTATCTAGAGAATCAATTGATTCCGCATTTTCCCACTTAATTTCTACATCAGCAGGAATGCCTTCGACCATAAACATAAATTTAAATAGGTCTCTCCAAGTAGAACCAAACGCTAACTGGCGATTTAGAACTTTCTTGAATAATGGTGCTTCTGCAACACGTAGTGCTTGGCCAGATGGCAAAGCTGCTCCACGTAAGAAGTAGTGTGTTGGTGTATTTGTTACAGATGCCATAGCGTTTACAT